ACCCTCGCCAACGAGTGCCTTTTCACGGACTACGCACTCACCCGCGGCCAGGATGGTTCGCTGACCTGGACCGCGCCGGGTGTGCTGGCCGACGGCACCGTACCGACCTGGGCCTGAGCCATGGCGCTCACACCCAGCGGTGGCTACGTGGTCGACCGCAAGCTATACCGCGAGATGTTCGAGGGTGACCTCGATGGCTTGTGGATGGTGGCGCGGTCCAGCTCCGTGGCGGCATACAGGCGGATCGCCAGCCTGGCTGAGCGCGAGGTGGCCGACCCACCCAGCGCGGCCGACATCGCGGCCATGAGTGACCTTTACGCGGCCTTCGCCGCGGTGCTGGTCGACTGGAACCTCGAAGAGCCGGCCGGCCACCGCGTGCCCACCTCGGTAGAGGGCGTCGAGAGCCAAGAGCCGGCCCTGGTCAATGCCCTGGTGGCCGGCTGGCTGGACGCTGTACAGCGCGCCCTGCCGGGCTCTGCGTCGCACGACATGAGTGCGGAGGAGATCGAGGCGACTTTGGGCATGACGCTGCCGGGCGAGCTCGAGCCGGTCGCGAGCTGACCCATGACCGTCCCCATCATCCCGGGTGGCAACCTGGTCGAGATCGTCGTTCGGTCGAAGGACCTTTCGGCCGAGGGCTTCGACAGCGCGACCAAGCGCAGCAAAAAGCTCGGGGAAGAGGTCGGCAAGGTTGGCCCAGTCGTCGATGGGGTGAAGGAAAAGGCGAAGGGGCTGGGGTTGGCCTTCGCCGACGTCGGCAAGGTGGCCGGCGGCATCCTGCTCGCCGACGTGATCCAGGAGGGCGCCAGGCGGGTAAAGGATCTTGTCTCGTCCACCGTCCACGCGGCGAGTTCGTTGAACGAGAGCCTCAATGCGGTCGATAAGACTTTCGGGTCTAGCTCCAAGATCATCCATGACTGGGGTGACAACAACGCCGCCGCCTTCGGTCTGAGCACGCGGGCATTCAACGAAGCGGCCACCCCGTTGGGCGCCATGCTGAAGAATTTCGGCCTGTCCGCTCAGGAGGTCGCCAAAGATACGATCATGCTCACCAAGCGCGCCGCGGACCTCGGCTCGGTGTTCAATGTGGACGTTGGCGAGACGCTCACCGCGATCAACGCCGGCCTACGCGGCGAGACGGAGCCGCTGCGCCGCTTCGGCGTGAGCATCGACGCGGTGACCATTCAGCAAGAGGCAATGACCGCTTCCGGCAAAACCAACGCCGCCCAGCTGACCAAGCAGGAGAAGGCGACCGCCACCCTTAAGCTGATCATGGATCAGACCGCGCAGACGCAGGGCGACTTCGCCGACACCTCCGACCAGATGGCCAACGCCACCCGCATCGCCGCGGCCAACGTCGAGAATCTGAAGGCCGAGCTCGGCAAGGAATTTATTCCCGTCGTGGCGTTCGGGCAAAATCTGATCGTCGGCATCACTCATGCGCTGGGCGCTCTGCCCGCGCCGGTAACCCTGTCCGTGGCCGCCGTGGGCGCCCTGGCCGCCTCACTGCTGGTGCTCGCGCCACGCATCACCTCAACCCGCACGGCGCTGCTCGAGATGGCCGCCAGCGAAAGCGTGGTAGCCCGCGCCACGGCCAACACGGTGATCACCGTGGGCAAGCTGGCGGCGGGCTTCACCGCGCTGCAGATCGCCGGCGTAGTGCTCAACCAAACCGTCTGGAAGCCGCTAGGCCCGAACATCGACGCCGCCACCTACTCACTCGAAAAGTGGAACGGCAAGGCGAAGCTCGCCGGCGAGGGCGCCAGGGTGTTCGGAGAGAACACCGACGAGCTCACCCATGCCCTGCAGACCGCCAGCGCCAGCGGCTTTAACAAGGTCCTTAATGACATCTCGATCACCTCGGCGGGGCTGGTCGGCCTGGGCGGATCGTTCGCCCAGGACGAAGAGCGGGTAAAGGCGTTCGACAGCGCCCTGGCCCAGATGCAAGCCAATGGCGAGGGCGCCAAGGCCATGTCGCTCGTCCGCGACATGGCGACCAAGGCCGGCGTACCCGTGCAGTCGCTGATCGACGCTCTGCCGGAGTACGCCGCGGCGATGAGCAAGGGCGCCGACAAGACGACGGATCTGGGTGCCGCCGCCAACACCGCCGCGGGCAGCCTGGACGACCTCGACAAAGAGCTGAAGGGCGTCATAAACGACGCCTTCAGCCTGGGGGAATCTCAGGACAAAGTAGCCAACGATGTGGAGCGGCTGACCGAGCAGGTCAAAAAGCAGAAAGAGGCTCACGACAAGGGCGCCGGCTCGCTGGACCGCAACACGCAGGCCGGGCGCGACAACGCCGAAGCCGTGCGCGGCCTGGTCCGCGACTATGAAGATCTTTTCATCCAGGCCCAGAAGAATGGCCAGTCCACCGACGGGCTGAAGCAGAAGCTCATGGATCAACTCGTGGCCCTGGGGTTCAACAAGCAGGCCGCCGCCGACTACGTCGTCCAGCTCGACAACGTCAAAAACTCCATTGATCTCATTCCGAAGGAAATCGGAATCACGATCAAGACGAACATCCAGCAAGCCCTGCAGCAGATCCATGAGACGGACGTCGAGGCCCACCGCGCCAACCGCGGCAACCGCACCGGCGGCATCTCGGGGGCGGCCAGCGGCGGGCAGCGCGGCGGTCGGACCTGGGTCGGTGAGGACGGGCCGGAACTGGTCGACCTGCCATACGGCTCGATGGTCCACAGCTACGGCGACTCGATGCGCATGGCCGGCGCGAGCGACCAGGGCGGCGGCGGCTCGACGCACATCACGCTGGGCTCAGACGGTAGCCAGCTCGGCGACGCCCTGATCTGGCTCATCTCCGCCGCCGTGCGGGCCAAGGGCGGCCGACCCGACATCCTCGGTATCACTAACCTACCCACCGCCAGAACGGCCTGAAGGGGCAGCCCATGACCTCCGAGAGTTACCCGCAGCTCCTGGTCGGAGCGCAGGGCGCCGGCACCGCGCTGGCCTCATCCACCACGGCGACCTCACTTCTGCCGGGGCAAGCCAAGTTCACTTTGCCCGCCAACTTCATCGACGTGGTCGGCAAAAAGTTCAGGATCACCGCTCAGGGCCAGATCTCCACCCTGGTCACCTCGCCCGGCACGCTTACCCTTGACGTGCGCTTCAACTCCACCCCGATCATCGTGGCCACCTCGCAGGCCTTCGCGCTCAACATCGTGGCCAAGACAAACACCACGTGGTGGCTCGAGCTGTTGCTGACGGTGCGCGCTGTCGGGTCGGGCACCGCGGCGAACATCATGGCCAACGGGGTGTGGTCGTCGGAGGCGGTCATCGGCTCACCCCTGCAGAGCGCGGGCGGCATCGGTACCCTGCCCTGGCAGGCGAGCGCGCCGGTGGTCGGTACGGGCTTCGACTCCACCACGGCCAATATCGTCGATTTCTTCGGTAAGTGGTCGGTCAACTCGGGCAGCAACTCGATCCAGGCGCTCGACTACGCCCTCGAATCCCTGAACTGAGCGCACCAGGATGCCCAGGGGAACGCGCCTTCAGCACCGCGGCTATGCCCGCGGTACTGCTGTCGGCGCGGGCAGTCTGGGCGGCGATACCAGCTGGCAGGCCAGCAACGCGCCAGTCGTCACCTACCCCGGCACCAATCTGGCGATCAAGGTGTACATCTCGCCCGGCGCCGACCCCGGCGCCGATCCGGTGGGCTACGCCTGGACGGATATCACGGCCTACGTGCTATGGGCTAATCGCATCGTCATAACCCGCGGCCGGCCCGATGAGCAGTCGGAAACGCCGCCTGCGAAATGCGCCCTGACGCTCAAAAACTTCGCACTGCCGCCGTATAACGTGCCCGGCATCTTCTCGCCTCGCAACCCGGCCGGGCCGTTTTATGGACTATTGGGGCGCAATACGCCGTTGCGGGTCGACCTCGATCCCGGCACTGGACCGTCAACGCGCTTCATCGGCTTCATACCGTCCTGGCCGCCACGCTCCGATGTTTCGGGACGGTTCAAATATATGAGCATCGTCGCCGAGGGAGCGCTACGCCGGTTGGGTCAGGGTGATTCGCCGATCATCTCGGCCCTTCGGCGCAGCATCGCCGCCGCCGGCCCGGTGGCCTTTTGGGCGCTGGAGGATGGCACGGACGCCACGCAGGCCGCCTCGGCGCTGCTGGGCGGCTCTCCCCTGACGGTCCGAGCCAGCGGCGAGACATTCCCCGGGACTACGCAGACCGTTGTCACGTTCGGCAACAGTCTCCCGGCGATCGCCGGGATCGCGCGCGGCCCCAACTTTGCCGGTGGTCTCATCGTGATCA